GCTTGACTATGATAAACAGTTCGTTGTATAATGAGATTCGTTCAGTAGCAATAAATGTCATCATGAATTATGAAACAATGAAGGACATTACAAAAGGTGCCACATACTATCATGCTGATTATGTGAATCCTAATTGGGGTTTACCAAAGACAACACAAATTGGTAGACATATTTTCTACAAACGACAAAGTGATGTGAATAAGATTGACAAGGAAATTAGAATATGAGTGAAACAACAAATGACTTTAAGACTATGGTTATCTCAGGAACTATTATTGCAGTTTCAGCAATCATTGGTACCGCAATCTATCAAATCAATGATAGAATGTTGATGGCAAAGAACATTGATAATGCAATTGCAAAAAGTGTTGACCCATTGTCAGTTCGTTGTTCTTATGCTGATGGTAAAGATATGATTTGTGTGGCTTATGGTGCTTCACAAGGACATGGTTTAGTTTCTAAAAAATAAAATAAAGGATATATTATGGCAGTTCAACAATTGAGTATTAACCAAATTAGCAGTGAAGCAGACCAGAAGAAATTATTAGATTGTTTACGTGAATGTTCTGGTTCTATGACACGCATGGAAGGCGAGAGAGATTATATTAAAGAATCTGTTGCCGCTGTAGCTAAAGATTTGCAGTTACCTAAGAAATTGGTTGCGAAGATGGTTAAGGTTTATCATAAACAAAACTATGATGAAGAGGTAGCAACACATGAACAATTTGAACAACTTTATGAAACGATTGTGAAATAATTATGAGCAAATTTACATTTATTAGACAAAGTAATGATTATGTTTCAACCACAAAACAAACGGTTGAATTTTCAGCTGTCTGTTTGGATGACATTTTATCAGAGTTCCAAGATTTTCTAAAGGGTGCTGGTTTCATATTTGATGGTCAATTGCAATTCGTTGATGAATCAAAATGGGAACCTATTCCTGAAGATATCAATATTCAACTCAACGATTACCGTATGAGTGAACAAGAAGAAATTGATATTAGGTCTTAATTATGCCAACTAAAGAAGAAATGTTGAAGTTCGCTAAGGCAATTGAAAAGATGGTTGCCGAAACAGACTACAATCACATTGAGGCAATCACAGAATACTGTAAACAAACTGGTATGGAAATTGAATTGGCAGCAACTTTGGTTAACTCCAATTTGAAATCTAAACTAGAAGCTGATGCACAAGATTTAAATCTTTTGCCGAAGTCTGCAAGATTGCCTTTTTAATATTTTAATTATGATATAATGGTGTTATGACAGGTTATGAAGCATTTTCTATTTACAACTCTTTGAAGTTACACTTTAGTACTGATTCTTACGATTATTTCAAATACAACGGTAAGAGTAATATCTCTATTGAGGCATTTGAGAATCGTAAGGACAAGTACCATTTCTATAAACTATCCAGGCAAAACGAAAAAGAGGACTATATTGAGTTCTTGGTTTCCAACTTTTTGGTAAACGATAAGTGTTGGGCAGGTGACTTATTACAAGAAGAAGCTTTGATTGCCTATAAACAAAGAATGGCTACGATTCAATCTTTGGGTTATAAATTCAAAAACGATTGCCAAACACTCAAAGATAGTGTACAATCTCCTAATGAGTTACTAATTTGTGATGGTGATTACCCTAAGTTGTTGGTAATGACTTTACAAAAAGATGTGCATTTGGAAACTTTAGTGATTATGAATAGTGTTATGAATTTCTTACCAATGTGGGACAAGAAGATTAATGATACAATTCGTTATCCTGAGTTTTCTCGCAAAGTGAAAAAATATACTCCTTTTCTAAGTTTTGATAAGGACAAGTTTAAAAATATTATGAAAGAAGAATTATTGTGAAGATTTATGTTGATATGGATGGAGTTTTGGCTAACTTTGAGAAACGTTACATTGAATTGTTCCGTGAATCGCCAGATTCTAATGGTCAAAGAGAACGTAAAGAGTTCAGTAAAAATTGGGACATCTTTATTGAAGGCAAACACTTTGAAACATTGGATTGGTGGCCAGGTGGTCCTGAATTGATTACATATCTTGGTAGAAATGTACGAATTGGTGATGTTGAGATTTTATCATCATCTGGTGGTAACAAGTATCACGACCAAGTTGAAATTCAGAAGAAGAAATGGATTGAAACATTCAACTTACCTGAGTGGAAAGTAAACGTTGTTGCCGGTCGTAAGAAGAAAGCGGAGTTCGCAACACCTGATAGCATCTTAATTGATGATACCTTAGATGTGGTTCAGGCATTCCGTGCAGCTGGTGGTATAGGTATTCATCACAAGGATATCGGCAACACTTTGATGTTGTTAGATATTTACTTGCAAAAGGCATAAATATAGTATATACTATGAATATGTGGATAAGACGTAATATATTTTTAATACAATTTTAATACGAGGTAAAAAATGAGTTCATTTGCAAATTTAAAACGCAACAGTTCAAGCTTTGATAAACTAACTAAAGCTATTGAACAAGTTTCCCAACCAAACGCTGAAGCAGGCTCTAAAGACGATACACGATTCTGGCAACCTAGTGTTGATAAATCAGGTAACGGCATGGCTACTATTCGTTTCCTTCCAGCGCCAGCTGCTGATGGTGATGATGCTTTGCCTTGGGTTCGTGTATTCAATCACGGCTTCCAAGGACCAGGCGGATGGTTTATTGATAACTGCTTAACAACAGTTAATGAAAAATGTCCAGTATGTGAACACAATTCTACATTATGGAATTCTGGCATTGAAGCCAACAAAGAAATTGCACGTAAGCAAAAGCGTAAGCTAACTTATATCGCAAACATCTTGGTTATCTCTGACCCAAGTAACAAAGAAAATGAAGGTCAAATCAAACTGTACAAGTTTGGTAAGAAAATCTTTGATAAGATTTCAGAAGCTATGAATCCAGAATTCGCTGACGAAACTCCTGTCAATCCATTTGATATGTGGGAAGGTGCTAACTTCAAGTTGAAGATTCGTAACGTTGAAGGTTATCGTAACTATGACAAATCAGAGTTTGCTGAAAAGTCTGCTTTGTTTGAAGGTGATGATGCTAAACTTGAAGAATTGTGGAAGAATGAGTATTCACTCAAAGATTTCACTGACGCCAAGCAATTCAAACCATATGAGCAATTAAAATCTCGTTTGGATAAAGTTCTTGGCTTTGATGGTGGTCCAGTTAATTTGAAAACGAAAGCTGAATCAGTTGAGTTGGATACATTTAAGGAAGATGACTTATCAGTTATTGATAAGGGTATCGCCAGTGATGATGAAATGGATTACTTCAAATCTCTTGCTGAATAAAATCCCATGCAAGTACCAAACCCCGCTTCGGCGGGGTTTTTTAATAATACATTCTTGTTAGTAACAGTCTGCCCAATTCTGTATCCATAACATCAGCGGAGGCTAGTGATTGCCCACCACCATTCTGATTATTCTGATTATTATTGGTGTTATTCACATTAACTGTTGTGTTACCTGAATTTCGTTTTGCATCTTCATTTGCAGCTGAGTTTGATGCCATGCGTGAACCTGCTGAAGGATTTGAAGGTTCTGGTGTTGATTTTCCATTACCATTCAAACCATTGGCTATTTGTATTCTATTTTTAATTGCTGATGCTTGGTCTTTTGGTTTCTCAACATCTTTAACAAAGGCTGTAACAGCATCACTAACACTCGTTGCGGACATGAATGCTTTAGATTTTTTGGCAGCTGCGATGGCCAAGTCTATGTTGTAGTTAGGATCCATTAAATTCTCAACTGTATGGCCTGCACCCAATCCACCTTTACGATTCATTTGAAATAATCCTACACTGTCCTCACCACCACTGTTGTTTCTGGCTTTAGGATCCAAACCAGATTCAGCTATTGCATTTGCTACAGCAGCTTCAGCTTGAGCATTATTGAATCCAGCATCTTTAAATCTCTTTCTAATTAGGTCGGCCATATCGGTTGAGGCTTGACTTTTAGGTATAGATGATGGTGATGTTGCACTTGAAGGACTTGCAGTTTCTACTGTTACTCCATCAAGAGTAACTTGCGTTGGTTCTGTTGAATTTGATGATTCTTTATTTTCCGATAAACCTTTAAATTCTTTCCAGATTTTATAAATTTCCCATGCAGTCCAAGAAGCAAAACCTAAATTGATTAAAGCCATAACCCATCCACCGATAGGTATTGCCATTAAAGCTCCAGCTTGTGCCAATTTAGTTCCTAGCTTTTTAAATAATGTGGAATCCCTTTTAGCTAAAAATTTTAAAAATTTACCCCAAGTTGATGTTGGTTGTGATTTAGCTAATTGACCTGCTGAGGTTGTTCTAGCATCAAGTATTGCATTGGATGTTTGTTTAGCTGATGAAATTAGTCCAGTTGTTCCTTTTATGGCTGTCGTTGTTCCTACAACCGCACCGGCACCTATAAGTGTTTTGTCCATCAAAGACATTTCATTCGGTGTTTCACCTGTATTATTGTTAGAATAATCACCATCTTTTGAACCGTAATATGAAAGGCCTAGTGCAGCTGCTCCTAAACCTAAAGCTCTACCTATTGGTGTTCTTGCAACAAACCTCAATATACCCATTATCAATCTTGAAAGTCCTCCTAAAGCAAGTCCGACCATTGATGCTATACCGACTATCGGCAACAAGTTTTTACCTAATGAACCAAAAAGACCGGAAAGTAATGAAGTGTTTTCAGCAAGTCCACCAGATGATTTAG